CCTTTAGGAAACGACAGGCCCATCAAGACTGTCTCATCAAGTTTGGCGCGGCCATCTGGCGTAGTCTCTTTTGCCTGCCAGCCAAGCTCTTCGAGTTTGTGCTGTATGTGATGGCGGCTGCTGGGGTTGAAGACGTTGTGTTTGATCTTCGTGTAGGTGCAGCCTGCCGTCACCGCAGGTTTCGTTTTGTAGTTCACGGTGCGGGAAGGGGTGACCACCTCTACCGCCGACCACCAAGGCGTGAACACCGCTTGCAGTTCGTCATCAAGCTCTGCCCGTCTGCGCTGTAGCTTGGCACACAAATCGAGTGCCTTGGGTTCATCAAAACGGAACCCGTACCGCTCTTGCCGCGCAATTAACCACTGCACCTCATGCTCAAGGTCAACGGCTGTGTCAGGGTAGTTCTTAGCTTGGATCGTCTGCCATAGCTTTGCAGTCACTGAGGTGTCCTGAATGCAATAGAACATCATGTCACTATTGAATTCATCCCAACCACCTTGGTAGTCGTCTTTTGGGCACCCTAGCCGCATCCCCCACGCAGCCAGCGCGTGACTGCCTTTGAGCCTGTTGGGAAGCCCTACTGTTTTGGCCCAATCAGTGTCTGCTATGTCGGACCAAATCAGACGGGAGAGCGTCAGGGTGTCGCGGACCTTCGAGGGTTCAACGCTGAACCACGGGAAGCATTTTTGGATAGCAGGGATGTCAAACGCGATGACGTTGTGCCCTACTATCAGGTCTTTGCTAAGGAGAGACCGCAGGCCATCTTCGATCTGATGCGGCGCATAGCTCTCAGTTATCCCTGTCTCAGTGTCTCTGATCGCGAGGCAGTGAACAGTGTCAAGCTGGTCGAGCAGGCCGTTCGTTTCAATGTCGAAAATATGTGCCATCTAGTTTCCCCTTGCAAATAGTATGGATCAGGCCAAAGAGTATTCCGCGTAGGTGCGGCCTCGCCCGTCATCCTTAATTACCTTCGTGATCTCATGGCCGCTTTCGCGTAACTCGAAAATCCTCGCAGCCAATCGGTAGACGCCAAAGACGCCCATGGCTTCCAAGGGACTGATTGATCGGCCAGCCATCAGGTGCTTCAGGATCATGTCGTTCTGAGATTGTTTGTTTCGCACTTTCCATCCTCCTTCTCTGTGTTGAACTTCGGTCATCACTGCTGCGTACTCACTGACCAACGCAGGGTCGTTGACTGCCTGCACAGCCAATCGTTCGGCGCATGCAAACAGGTCGTCATCAGAAATCTTCTGCATCAAAATTCACCTCAAGCATCCTGCCTGTCTCTCGGTTGAATTCGAGGACAGTGCCAATACCTGTCTCGCCGGAATGGCGGTTCTTCAGGATACGAAGTTTCGTGCGGTGTGCTTCATCAGGCGACTGCTGGTTTCTTTCGCAACCGATAACAAGGTCAGCGAGATGCCCGATTGCACCGGAGCCTCGCAGTTGCGCGAGCGAGGTCTGCCCGCCTTCTTCATGGGGCTTGCCCTCTGGGCGCTTGAGGTGGCTCACCAAGATCAAGCCGACCCCTGTCTCTTCGACAAGCTGGCGCAGCCTAGTCATTATAGAATCAATCAGTTGGCGCTCATTGCCCGCCTGATCCTCCAGACCGCCAGATACCACAATGCTGAGGTGATCAAGAATAATGTAGGAACAGCCCATGGCTGCGAGGTAGCGACATCTTTCGAGAAGATTGTCGCCAGCAAGGCTACCAAAATGATCATAGAGATATAGCCTGCCACTGCCGACAGTAGCATCGAAACCAGCGCGGAGGTCGTCTTCTGAAATATCTTGGACACCCAAGTTAAGGCGCTTGTTAATCTCAAGCCCGACAAAAACTCTGAGCGTGTGCTTGACACTTTCTTCCAAGCAGATGACGCCAAGGGTCTCTCCTTCTTTCAGTAGGTGGTGGCCGATCTCTTTGACAATCTGAGATTTGCCAATACCTGATCCTGCGGTGAAGACAGTCAGTTCTTTTTTACGAAGACCGCGTGTCTTTTCGTTGAGCGACGGCCAAGGGTACAGGACACAATCATTATCATCTTCTGTGATGAACTCATCCCACAGATCGATGCCTGCGACGATGCCGTCAGGGCGATACTCTTTTGCCCGCCAGATGGCGTTGATTAGTTCTGCGCTGCGACCGGCCATCACCATATCTGATGCGTCTTTCAGAGGCAGGGTTGCAATCTTAGCGGTGCCCGGTGGCATGAGCTTGGCGCACTCAAGTGCCGCAGCCTGGCCTGCCTCATCGCTGTCGAGCATGAAGACGACGGTCTCAAATTTGAGTAGGTAGTCGAGTGATCTGGCGACTGCCTTTGCTGCGCCCTGTGCGCCGTTTGGCACCGACACTACAGCCCACTTGTTGCCCTGCGCTTGGCTCATCGCAAGGGCGTCTAGCTCACCCTCTACGACGATCAATATCTTACCGCTCGCCCACAGGTGCTGGCCGTACAGACCTGCCTGCTTGAGATCGCCACGGCTGGTGAAGTCTTTGTTCGCAAACCTGATCTTCTGAAAGACAACCTGATTGTCTCTTGTGTAGTTCGCGATCTGCACAGGTATGCCATTCAGTTCGCCTGTCGAGTATCCCCAGAGCTTGCAGGTTTCTTCCGTGATCTTGCGTTTTACTAATGCCTCGATTTGCCCTTTCGGCAGTAAACCTTTTTTGATCTGACCTTGCGTTGGCGGAACAAGGGTGAGCGGAGTGACGTTGCTGTCGGTGACCGGCGCTTGTGTGTGCGTGCGACATTTGTGACAGAACGTGTGCCCATCGCTGTAAACTCCTAGAGCATCGGAAGACCCGCAATCTAAACACGGGGCATGTTCAAGGAACTGCGAGTCTTCCATAATTTTTCTCCTATTTTTTGATCTGGTGGCTCCACCATTTCTGAACGTCAAATCCTGGACATTCTTTTTTCACGTTCGGGAAATCGCGATGCCCCCGAAGTGACGCTGATGGATATTTAACAAGTAAGTCCGCAATCAAAACGGCAAGGGATTCAAACTGCTCAACAGTGAATGTGTCTGTGCCAATCAGGCAGACACCAACTGAGGTCTGGTTAAATCCTCTGACATGGGCACCCATTGCATCGATGTCTCTGCCATCTTCGACAGTGCCATCTCTGCGTATGATCTTGTGGTAGCCGCAGCCAATCCAGCCACGTTCTTTGTGCCACCTGTCTATCTCGACAAAGCCAATGTCCATTTCGGGTGGGGTTGCGGCGCAATGAATAGCGATCCAGTGCGTGTCAGTTCTTTTTCTTGTCGCCATGGGTTGGGGGCCTCCTCGCCTCCCGTAGCCAATCCTCCGGTATGCTGCCCTTGGCGTAATGAAATTGATATTTGTCGCACCACATTGCATATGTTGTGGCCGACTGTTTTGATATTCGTTGCTTGGGGTTTGAGAAAACGAAACGGATGTCGATGTCGGGATGTTGGTCCCTGATCAACAAATGCTTCTGACGATCTGCTGTGACGAACCTGCCCTTGGTCTCGACAATAATCCCGTTGGGCAGGCAAAAATCAGGATGGTAGCGCGAGACCTTCGCAGGCTTCACATATTCTATCCTGTCGTCTTTGTGTTCGTATCTAAACGGAACGCCAGCGGCCTTGAGTTGCGCTGCTGTGCGCTCCTCAAGACCACTCCTGAACCCCAGCCTCAGCCCGACAGACTTAGAAGTCTGCGCTGGCTTCTTCTTCGCCCTGTTCTTCGGCAAAAGGGTTTTCTTGCGCGTCATCCGTTTTGAAACCGCCGTCCATATCGTTGAATCCAAATGCTTCGGGATCGTCGTCACCTCCAGTTTTCAATTCGATAATCTGGACAGCAACAGGCTGTAGCTTCACGCCTTTTTTCGGGATGTCGTAGCAGTAGACATCGAACGCCACTATCATCTTTGTGCCGCCAAAAGGCTCAACAGAGATCGGCTGGGGTGGTGACGATGTGTCAAACAATTTGGGCTTTCGGACCCACATTTCACCATCCTTGCGGACTACGTTTTTGACCCGCAGCTTGAACATAATGTTGCCTGTCGGGTCGCCGTCATCGTCAAGCTCTACCGACCACAGGTTACCGCCGTCTTTCGGCATGGCGCTTCCTGTGTGTTCTTTGTATTTCTTGCCGAGCTTTTCCATGATGCCTTTGGCTTCATCTGCTTTAACGCGGACATCCGCCTTCCAAGTTCCAGCGTCATCGAACTTGGTGTCGGCGCGGTGCAGTGCAGGGTACACAGCTTCACCTATAGGTGTGGACATTCGGTCCAGCTTGTTAGTGGATCGTGCCATCATCATCTCCTTCTTCCTGGTTCATTTTTCCGTGCAGCAATGCCACCAGATTTGTCAGCAGCATCGCGGTCTGTTCCCATGTCAGCGCGATGGTGTCGGGGTTTTCGAGGTCACCGTCAGTGTTCTCCTGCTGAATGAAGATGCCTGCCGCAGACGCAAACATTTCTGTGTGCAGTGGGCCGTCGTCATCGGTGGGATCACCACGCTTGTCCGAGAAAAGCTGAATGACGTTATCCGTCATAATCTTCTCCATTCTCTGCCAGCAACTGCTGGTAT